CCTAAAAAAATCAGCTTTTATACATCCCAGTTTAATGCTATGGAAAAAATCTACATGCGATGAATCATATTCCTTTGAAAGAAATTTTACAATATCTTCATCAGTAAAAAAGAGTATTTCTTTGTCTGGATTTAATCTCTTGATGTTGCTAAAAACATAACTTGGAATATTATCATTCTTATAAGTTAGTATGATATTATTTGGTATCATTTAGTCCTCAAAATCACCATGACAAAAATCAAATTCATTTACTCTAAATACTATTTCAAAACTATCTTTTGATGGATGTTTAGCAGATGCATTAACAACCAATTTGGTGCCTTTTGTAGCATACTTTTCTATAGTCTCTGCACCGGTATGCCACGCCTCACATTGTATGTAAGTTGGTATTCTATTCTTTTCCCCATTTTTAGTCTTACGATATGTATAAACTACCATGGTGAATTCTGCAAAAACAATATCATTAACTATAGAAACTCTTGGATTTTCCGTCAAGTAACCTGTAAAAGAACATATATTCATCCCTCTCTCCTTATCTTATTATATTAGCAGGGACACAAGAAAAAAACAACCTCATAGTTCATGAATCTTTTCAATAATGAAAGATGTATCATTACCACCAACCGATCCGCAAAAGATCAAGTTATTGCCTTCATACAGAATATACTTATATTTTTCTCTTACTTTCGGAAATGCTATTACGCTGTCTAATATGCATGTGTCATCTTCGATAGTCAAAAATGACATAACTTGCCCCTTTGATTCTCCTTTGTTTATCGTATAATCTGACAACCTTTGAATATTTGCCACTATACACATATCCTTACCCTTTTTGCCATTTACAATTTCTTTGCAAGTGGTATTAGCAGCAGATGTATCAGAAGTTTCTACCTTTGTCATAGTTACAGGACAACCTAAAAACTTGATTTCTTGATCTATAATCCAGCTTGGATCATCTTCTAGATCATAGGGTGGATTGTTCAAAAGTTGTATTTCATTTTCTACTGCTTGTTTTCTATCAGCTTTGCTAGTTCCACCACCCTCTTTCTTGGTGGGTGCCAAATCTCTTAAGCAATCTATGAATGTATTCCATTTTTTAGTGGTATAGTTGTCTAATATCCAAGATTGCTCTGACTTAGTAAGCGTTCTATATATTTCATAATCATACAACGCCTTATTTCTGCTAACACCGCCTTTGACATTTCTAAAAAATCCTATAGAAGCTAAAGCCTTAAAAGATGTGGAACTTATGTTTCCGCCAATGAATAGTAAGATTTCAAGCCAAGTGAATTTATCAACACTTTTTCCTAGATCTTGTTCTGCAACTATGATAGTTTCGATTAACTTGTCGCCCGTTGCACCGGTCAATGATTTGATATCTTTAATACCAAAGTAGATCTTGCCATTCTTGATATTGAATTTACGATCAAAATTTGTTAAGCTTGGCGTTCTAGTCTCAATATCGAATAGTTTGGCTTCTGATATTAATTCATAGACCTCTTGATGAGGATCTTGTTTTTCGTTAGCATAGTACAGATATGATAAGAAGAATTCTTTGGTATTGTGAGCCTTAAAATACGCACTCCAATATGAACATACTGCATATGAAACGCTGTGTGACTTATTGAAAGCATACCGTGAAGACTTTTCAATCCATCCGAAGATTTGCTCTGCCTCATCTTTAGAAACGGTTCCAACACGCTCTGCCCCAGCTATGAATGATTTTTTTACTTCATTCATGAGATCAGCTTTTTTCTTTCCAATGGCCTTACGAAGAACGTCAGCTTCCTGTAGGTTGAATCCTGCGATTTTTTCAGCTATACGCATAGATTGTTCTTGATACACAAGAACACCATAAGTGGGCTTTAATATATCCTCTAGTGCGGGATGTAAATATGTTACTTCTTCTCTACCGTGCTTTCTATCAACATAACGCTGAGTCATGCTTTTTCCATCAACGAAAGCCTTCAAGGTTCCGGGTCTAATAATAGCAATTAGTGCAGATAATTCTTCTAAGTTAGTTGGTGCTAGTTTTTTAGACCAAGACTTTCCAAGGTTACTTTCTAATTGAAAGATACCCTTAGTTTTACCTTCTGCGAACAATTTCCAAGTATCTGCATCATTATAGTCAATATCGATCATTTATTCCTCGACAATAAGTAATTCAAAGCTTTTACTAAACCCTCAATATTATCCCCAAGTTTTCCTATTCCAGAGTTGCATCTATCACAAAGCCACCCTCTAAATTGATTATTAATATGATCATGATCTAGACACCAAGTTGGCTTTCCGGTATTAGGATGAATTTTTGGAATCTTTCCACAGCATTCGCATACTAAGGGTTTTTCTGGTGCTAATAGCTTTAATTTCTTTCTTACTAATGTATGTTCTTTTTTACAATCCCTACATCTATTATCAACGCCAAGTCTATATCTACTATGGGGAGGGAATTCTGATAGATTCTTAACTTGTTGACAATAAACGCACTTTTGTTCATTTGACATATAAGTTTCCATCAGCAAATGCCTTATCAAAATTCATATTCTGATACACTGCACGATGGGTTTTCATAAGCTTTATGAATATATTAGCTTCATCTTTAACGTCTTGCAACGCATCATGTGCATTATCAAATGATAGCCCCATTCTTTCTCGTAGTGAATCCATACTTATAGATCTAACACTGGGATCACTTTCGGTCCAAGCAAAAATGCTATCCATAATGTCTATCTTATATACTCTACTAAATAGTTTCTGTTGTTCTCTTTCTTTGTCCCAAGGTCCAAACTCTTTACATAATCGATTAATAATATGCATATCAAATCCAAGTATATTGAAACCTACCGGAATGGGATTGTAATATGGATCGCCTTTCCAGTTATATTGGTCAACGAATTTGGTGAACTTAGTCCATACGGATTTTAAAGATGGTGCTAACTCAAGTTGTTCTCTAGTTTTCTTGGTTATTTTTAGAGCTTCATCTTGTACCGGATCAAATCCAGCAGCTTTGGCTTTTTCATCATCAAAAATAGGTTTGATTTCACTATTGAATTGCCCCTTTACTGTTAAACTTCTACCATCTAAAGCAATAGCAGCTATTTGTGTTGGTTGAGTTTTGTGTGGATTTCTACTTCCAGTTTCAAAGTCAAAAATAATATAGTCCCTGTTAGCCATTATTTGCTCCTGTTAGTTCTTCAATTTTCATAATCTTGTCCAAAAGATTAATCCCTAAAACGTCAAACTTTACATGGCCTAACGCTTCTAAATCTGACATTTCTAATCCGGCAATTTTTTCAGATGATCCCTTTTGTTTTACCATTGGGCATACTTGTTGTAAAGGTTCGGCAGATATGACCACTCCAGCGGCATGTTTACCTTGAGTTTTAAATGTACCCTCTATTTGAATAGCTTGCTCAAAATATTCAGCATACTCTCCTTCTAGCTTACCATCTTCTGATAATCTACAAAAGTCACGTAGTGCATCGGCATTATTTATCAACGCCCACTTTATGATAGATCTATCTTCATCATCCATTTCTGCTAATTGGTCTGAAATCTTAGCCTCATCTGGAATGCAATTACTAATAGCATTCATCTCCGCAAAAGAGCAGGCTTCATTAATACGCAATACTTCTTTTATAGCACTCTTTCCCTGTAGTCTACCAAACGTTAACATTTGACTTACTCTTTCGTGACCATACTTGTCTTTTATATATGAGATAATTTCATCACGTTTAGTACCGGGAACGTCCATATCAATGTCTGGTAAAGATATATGATCAGCCGTATTTCGTCCAGCATTGTAAAATCGTGCAAATAGAAGGTCAAATTCTATTGGGTCAATTTTTGTAATACCAATTAAGTATGAAATCAAACATCCGGCGGCAGACCCTCTACCGGGACCAGAAAGCCATCCCATATTGTTAACATGTTGTATAATATCTTGAACAATCAGAAAATATCCGAATAGATTAGCATCTTTAATAACGTCAAATTCTTCCTTAAATCTACTAAGATACTTCTGCTTATCTTCTTCTTTGGATACTTTATTTTGATCTATCAATATTTTCTTCCAACCCACTCGACATAATTCTTTCAAATAGTCTTCTTCTGTTGCACCTTTTGGACATTCAAACTTTGGAAGCATTGGCTTGCTAAGAATATCGTAGTCTTCGCATTGGTCATAAATCTTTTTTAGCTTAGATGTATCTAAACCCTTAGATTCACTCTTGTTCTTCACATAGAATGAATCTTGCATAAAATATACTAGTTTATCCATATGCTCCTGTGGATACTTCAAATCTACACTACCGTCTGGTTTAATACTCTTTTTTATTTTGGGTAGAGTAGTCTTCATATCTGAACATAATAATATTCTATGAAGCTTGGCATCTTCACGATTAGTATAATAACTAATAGGTATTGACTCATCTGGAGCATTGAAGATACTAATGAGATTTTTACTGACCTCTAAACTATCAAAATCTCTTGGAAGCTTCCCATTTTCATCTAACGCTGAAACCATTTCAATCAATTCGTACCAACCCTCTTTATTCTTAGCGAATAATGTAGTGGCATTAAAGGAGCATCCAATAATTGGCTTTATACCATACTTTTTACAAGCCTTGTAAAAAGCTACTGCTCCAGATAGTGTCTTATAATCACAGATACCACACGCTGGATATCCATTATCCTTACACTTTTTAGCTAATTCTTCTGGCTTTGAATAGCCTTTGAGCAAACTGTAATGAGTATAATTCTTCAATGGGAACCAATTCATATGCATCCTTTTTCAAATCAAGAGATCAACAACTTATTATACCGTCTTGGGGGCCATAAGTCAATATGACCCCCAACAAAATAACTAAACCTGTATGCTTAAGAAATTATCAAGACCCATTTGCTCAATAAGCTTCAAATAACCTTCATATAATTCAATACCATCTTCACTACCTTGTAGTAATGGAATCATCATATTAGCAGTAATTTCGTCACCAATAGCCCTAGCTGCCACAATAGTTGCCCTTTCAGCAGCAGATGCTTCTTTTACGGATGCAAGATTATATTCAATCATTGATACCATATCATGACGTTTCCAAGAAGGTGGACTTATCATTAATGGTTGATAGTCAACGTCAAAAAATTCAAGTCTTTTAATATTGATTGCAGCGTGTTCTTGCTCTTGCTTCGAATCTGCTTTAATAATTTCTGCTAGCTTTTTGTATCCCCATCTTTCAAGATGTTCTGCTTGTGCTGTTAAAACAGTTGTTTGCTGCCAGTGAATATTGAGCGATGTTTTTAGCAATTCTATGACTTGATCACTGGAATAACCAGTAATCTCTTGAGCTTTTGATTGCTGATCTAATAGGTCATCTATTTTATTCATAGTTTTCTCCATTGATATGTAACACTAGTCTATCTTTTTCAAAGAATTCGCTTGGTAAATAGTAATAATTTTTTATTCTGTTAGTTATTGTTTTTAGTATATTTTCAACTTCTATATCTTCCCAATTGCATATATCATTAGTTTTATTTGGACCAGTGCCAAATAATCTTATGTCATCTATTATGATTACTGCTTCATCTTTGTGGTAGAGATTTATACTATCTATTTCTTCCATAAGAGGACAATCTTTCACTCCCTTCCCAGTGTCGCCAGAACTCCAATGACCATCTAGAAAAAATATAGATTTACCAGTTATAGACTGTAAAATGTTTTTCAGTTCTATAGAACTATCTCCTAAGATAAATTCTATCTTGTTACCAGAGTAAGTTTTTTTTACACTATTGTATATATCCTCTTTTACTTCTATAGTATACAATTTATCAAAGAGTGGTTCCATATTTAATATGGTTTGACCCATATATGTACCAGTTTCTATGAAGTTAGTATAGTCTTTGTAATCACATTTTAATTGAAGTATAAAATCTTGATTTATTGATGGCATTTAATTGTCTCTTGTTATTGGACCGCCCATGATCCAAGCATCACATGTTCTATCTCCAGCACATTTAAAGTCAAATAGCTCACAATATCCTAAATTTGCTTTATTTACTATATCTTTTGCTATCTGTTCTTCATCTATTTCAGAAGCAATTCCTTTTTCTATGCAATTCATCATTTTTTCTTTTTGGATAAATGCTGCACAATTTTTGCATCTCATAGTTTGTGCTTGTTCAATATCTGTTTTAAATAGATCTGCCTTCTTTTGCCAAAAATCAGAGTTATCTAATTCTGGATTAGCTGGACCATAGTTGGCTTGATCTACACATTTCTTTCTATTAGCTAAATTAATAGTGATATCCTGAGTTGCTGGAGGACATTCTATTTTAGCTTGAACTGATTTTATTAGTTCTTCTGCTCTAGACTTTTTCATGATTGCTCCTTACCAGCTTTTGCAAGCCCAGTATCGTGCTTTCCACTTTGGGCCGGGGTTATCACAATTGTGTCTTGCTCTAAAACTCTTGCGTCTTTCTGGAATATTCTTCTTTATTTTCATGTTAGGATCACCAAAACGAACTATTACAACATTACCACTCTCATTTTTTACATATACAGCAAATTTTTTCGGACCACTTGGTGTACGAAATGGCTTATTAAGAGTAACCTTTCTTCCTTGATATTCACTGGCCTCACCCATGTACATCAAAAGTCTGCCATCTTTCTCATAATAACCTTTGCGTCTATATGTATAAACCTCTCCAGTTTTTGTATCTTGATATTCATATGATGCATCTTCCATCTCCATCTCTGGAGATTCTTGATCATATTTATTTGGCTCATAATACTTTACAAAATCATATATATTTTGCAAATATATTTCAGCCTTGGATACCATATCTTTTGTCCAATCTTCTAATTCTAGATCTGGCATAGATTTTAATTTAGTATTAATTTCTACTAATTGATCATACATTTTCTGTAGTTGCTCTTTTGCCATTTCGTCACCATTATCACTTTGAGCCTTCTTCCAAGCTTCTGGATCTGGACGATCTTTATCGCCCCGTTTAGCTGGCTTGTAATTCTTACCTTCTCGTTCTTTCTTCTTTCTTATATTGTCCCAAAGTCCCGGTTTTTCTCCAGCAACATCCCAATCTTCTATTTCTTCACCAAAATCTTCATATTCTGCTTGGGATGGAATGTAAAAATTATTCTCATCAAGTTCTTCTTCATATCCAAATTCCATTTGCATATAGAAATCTGCTGCTTCTATGCAATCGCAGTCTGCTGTTGCTTGACCAATACATATTGCCACTCTTTGAGAATTATCTGGATATTCTTTTTTCATTATTTCGCTACTCATGCAGCGGGCTACGAACTTATCTTTATCTTCGTCTTTGTTTCTCTTAGGAAGTGGCATAGTTTTCTCCAAGTATTAGTTTTTTAGCGTCGTTAAAAATATTGTCTAAACTTTCTCGCGGTATTCTATTTCTAAAGTAATTATATGCACTTAATACCATTATATCATTCGGATTTTTTGTAATTTCTAACCATCCAACAAAATAATTCCAAACTCTATCTTCTAAAACTAGTCTATATTTAACACCTTCTGGTCTACCAAATCTGTGTAACCATCCCAGTTTTGGTAAACATATTGCTTGTCCACCATTTTTTCTGAATTTTTCGTGTATATACCCTTCTTCTCCACCAAAACCTTTAAAATGCTCATTGAATCCTAACCAATTCTTTGTTTCACATGAGAAAAGACCAAGCCCCATCATTGGTATTTTGAATGGCCCACCTTTTTCACAAGCTTCTTTGTTTGTTCCCCATACTCCAAACATATCTCCACGCCATGCAGGATCAAATTGAGTTGAGTAACTTACTTGATCATCATATATCATTGGGCCTTGAATAATATCTTTGCAGTCAGGATTATCCTCATAGTATTTTAATAAATTTTCTAATCCACCGGGTTTTATTAACACATGGCAATCAATAGAGATGGTATATTTTCCCAATGAATTTGTAAAAATTTCGTTTCTTACTGCTGTACTTGCTTTTTTTTCGTAGGGTATATATTTTACATGATTTCTAAGCCATCCAGACATATCCTTAACGGCTTTTCCGTGTTTACCGCTTGGATTATTGTCTATGATTAAAATCTCATAGTCTATGTTTTTTAATATGTCTTGATACATTACCAATGATTGAGTAGTAAAATATACTCCATCAAAATCATCGTATGTAGCCATCCCAATAGTAAGTAATTTACTCATATTTATTATTAACCGGGAGCAGAATAGAACCCGATATCAAATCCTTTCCTTGTACAGTCTTTTATTGTTTGTTCCATACCATTAGTTTTTATGCTATTCTCTATATATATACACATGTTTTGATCGGTTTCGGGCCAGTTGTGCTTACAATAGTGGCATAATTTGGTGCATTTCCAGTTCTCGCGATTCTGCGAAATTGGCTGTGGTTTTTCATTATTTTTGATGTCTAGAAATCTATCCTTTAGCATTTCTAGGAATCTTTTTTCGTCACTTTTGTCGAAACACATGGAGAATGGACCACCATCCTTAATAAAAAATATGCTCATTATTGATTGCTTATACTGTGGAAAAAGCTTAGAAATTGCATAATTGTATAGCAACAATTGTGGGTCTGAACATAATTTGCCATATGTCTTTTCTTCTCCCGTAGCCCAATCTAATCTACGTCCAGTTTTCCAATCTATTACTTCTATAATTCCATCATCGGTTTCTGTCACTAAGTCAATAGTACCCTTAATAGCCAACTGACCTTTGACCTTTTGGCCATTTACTTCATATTCGTAGAATGCCCAATCTTCATCAATTGGTATATCAAAATGAGGTTCTGCCGCAACTATTTTTCTAAGCCTAGGATCAAATTGACCATCATTATACTTTAAAGTGTCCCACACCAATTTCAAGCATAAATCCTTGTCACCTTTTGTAAAAGTATGTTTCGATCCGCCGGTATAAAAATCAAAACTTCTAGACAATAATTTGTCAACTAATGTGTTTGTTAGTAACTCATTCTTTTTGATTGATACTGTTTTTAGAGCATCATCTTCTATGCTTAGTGTTGCTTTCTTAGGATTATCTTGCTGATACTTTTTAAGTTGAGCTAGAGTCTCCATAACCTTATGAACAATAGTTCCTAGTTCTGCCTTTTTCCCACTATCTGGTTGATGACCCAAAACATAGGTAATAAAATACTGCATTTGACAGTAGGCATAATTGTTGTAACTAGATGATCTTATGTATGTTACTAGCATTCAAATTCTCCAAAAAGTATTGTTTTTAAGTTCACTACATAAAGTTTCTAGTGTCATGTTATGATTATCAATGACCATATCAAAATTATGCCAATCAAATTTATCACTATCTAATGATGATTCAGATTCAGAATCACTATTGAACACATTTCTTGTTAGACGCACCACAATGCCACCATGGTCTTTTATTGATTTGACTTCGTTGGGGAATCTTACATCTGGTATGATTGCCAACTGTGAATCTTCGCTTACGACCTTATTTATTGTAGCGTCTACCCACGCTGTTGACTTTATTTTTCTTATTACTTTTGTGCCAAAATGCTCTAAAAATTCTCTATGCGTCATGTATCCAGACTTGTTATTATCATTATTTGGTATATCTTCCCACTTGATACTTGTTAATTGATTTTTCTGATCATCTGTACCATATACATTATCTGGTTTAAATCCAAATAAATTGACACACATATCTTTCAAGTAATCTGCAAAATGGTATACTTTGATGTATGGCCACAATTCTCTCTGTGCATACTCTACAAACGTACTATCTTTTCTAGTAACATCGAATATACCATAACCGCTAGTTCCAGAAGCATCTTTTGTTTGTATTCCTAGATTACCATTGTTTTCAATGAAAAATTGTTCAATCATTGCTTTATTCTGTAAAACATCACCATTGATATAGTTTGCAATGGTATTCTTTCCAGACTGTTTTCTACCGGATATACCTATTATTTTAACCATTAACTATTCCCCGCATTTGTGGTATTACTATTTTATTGATTTGTTCTACGCTCATCTCTCCAACATCCTTAGTTGGTATTCTTGGAAAAGAAAGCTTATACATTCTGCCTAGCTGTCTTTGTAGTTGAACTTTTGCTTCTCTTCCTGCTTGATCATTGTCCATTAGAACTACTATATGTGTAAGTGGCATTTTATACAGTTTGGTTTCTTGTTCTTTACTCAAAGTTCTTCCAAAAATACTCATAGATTGAGTAATTCCCGCCTCATAAAGTCTCCATACATCTCCTTGTCCCTCGACTAATACCAAGGATGAGGTTTTCTGTACACCACTTATTGCTCTGTGATAATTGTAAAAAAAGTATCTTTTGTCAAATCCTTTGGGATCTAATAAGAACTTTGGATGTTTGTAATCTTTAATCGATCTAGCTATACATGCTATTACTTTTTCACCAGTGTCATTATGAATAGGTATAATAGATCTATCATATAATTTGGATGATTTGTCTTTACAATCTCCTACTCCAAAATGTATTAATGTTTCTGGCTTGAATCCTCTAGAAAGAAAATATCTTGACGGTAATTCTGAACATATTTCTTCCCTAATAGCTGGGTAATCTTGATCTAGAGATATACTAGAATTTATGGTATTTACAAGCTTAGAGAAATCGTCTTCTTCAAGTTTGGGCTTAGAAACTACTTTAGATTTACCTTGTTTATTTATTCCTAGAAAATTACAAGACCACTTTAGGGCTTCTGAAAAACCAGCATCAACTCCAGTTTCTTTGGATAATGAACCTCTAATGACTCCAAAAATATCGTTTCTATATTGCTCTTGACAATCTCTAGTCCAACACTTCCATATGCCTTTATCCTTAGAAAAAGAAAAAGCCCTTGGATTATCACTACCATCATGAACTGGACAATGACAGTATATATTATCTCCCAAAACCTCGTATTTCATTCCGAGACTTGAAAATACTTCTTCTGCCCGATTGTTTAGATCACTTTTGATCTTCTTCAAGTCCATTTATTTTTAACTTGTCTAATGTATCTTGATCTACCATGCCAGTATCTCCTACTGGTTGATTCTTAAATTCATTTCTAGTCTTTAGTTCTCTTAATTTAGCGTGTGATCCTTGCATAACCATGTTTATGTAATCACCATCGTCTAATCCACCGCCGTGTCTTGATACAATGGGAACTAATTTTCTATTACCAGCATTTGGACCATCTTCCGCTAACTCTTCTGGCGACTTAGTCTTAAAGATACTAAACGAGGTACATAGCCAAATTAGTCTATCTGATCCGCTAACGGCGTCTGTACTTTCCTTGGTTATACCATCACGGTTTAGCTGAACGAATGAAAGGCATGGTATGTCGAGTTTAACACAAAGATTATGAAGAGAAGTAATTTGAAAGCCCAGTGCTTGGTATTCTTGTATATTATTGGTTATAGAGCTAGAAGACATTAGCTTAAGATAGTCATATATGATAAGACAGTTGTTTGTCTTACCATTGTCATCCATCCTAACATCTTGCATGATCCATCGTCTTATTAGGTTAAGTATTTGCTCAAAAGGCTTTCCTGCAACGCTAACATAACTATACGGTATGGACTCAATCTTTTCAATAGCGTCCAATACCTTTTGTCGTTTTTCATCATCATCTGTGAATTTGCCAGTGGCGATTTCGTTGATTGGCACTCCACTTATGTTTGCCAACAATCTATTTAAATGATCTTCTTTACTCATCTCAGTATCTAACATTAATACTGGAATTCCTTTAGAAGAAACATTTAAAGCTACATTATCGGCAAATACGCTTTTACCAACTTTTGGTCGTGCGGATATAAGATCTACGCACTTTCTTCTTAATCCACCGCCAATAGCTTCATCATACTTATTAAATCCTGTAGGTATTCCTATAATATCACATTTATTCTCTTCTAGGAATTCCAAATATTGTTTGGCATCCTTGCCAATTTTTTCTGGAAGATCGCCGCTATCATCTTCTCGTAAAAAGTCTGTAACGGGATTTTCTAAGATTTGTATGATTTCATTTATAGACTCTGACCCAGTAACATCATCTATATCCTTATGAATTTTTGCTGTAAGACCTTTTATCTTACGTGCAAATTCAAACTTCTTCATTTGTATTGCAAAGCTAAACACGTTATCTTTGTTGATCGGGAAGTCCATTAAGGACTTTATGTACTTCAACTCTTGATCTGTATTTATGCTTTCAGAAAGATTTAACTGTTCTGATGCAGATAAAATAGATGGTATATCTACTTTCTGGTCATTTAATATAACTTTTTCGATGCACTTGAACAATACTTGATTATTGAAGTGACCAAAGCTATCTTGATTAACAACATCAGATATAGACACATAAGCGTCTATACCATGTTGTAACAATCCAGCTAAAACTGCTCTTTCCGATCCAATATCAGTTAATTTAGTTTCCATACTACTTTCCGGTGCATCGATTACAGCGATAATAGTCGCCGTGAACAAATCGTGAGTCCTCTTTAAATGTTTTACCGCAAACGTGACACTCTACCTCAACTCTTTTATGTGGCTGGCGACGGCGAGGAGTTTTTTCAAACTGGGGAGTTTCTACATCTCTAAATTCGCCCGTATCTTGCCACTCATTCTTTCTAGCTCTCACTGGTTCTTTTCTCCTAGTATTAGAAGTATTTTCCTGCTTAAACATTGTAAAATCTTCATTCGCACTTGCAGGCGGTGCGGAAGACTGTATCTTTTTTATGCTTTCCTTCTTTACTTCTTCTGGAACGCTTGGTAATGTTTGGCTATCGCCAACTAATGCCTTTAACAAGGCTTGTTTTTGCTCATCGTTGAGCATGTTTATGAAATCGTTCATACTCATGATCGTTTACCTTTCTCAAGTAATATATCAGCTTTTCTCTTTAGTTCAAACACTTTGCCATCTAGTGATTGCAATCTAGCTTCTGCTACTTCTCTCATATTTTCTAGAGATGCGGCATACGAGTTACTGTTAGCAAGAATATGTTTTTTAGATTCGTGCTTAGTATATTGACCAAACTCTTGACTATTCTTAACAATTAGCTTTTCCATTTGATCATTACACCAGTTTAATGCCACCTTGTTCTTACTTATTTCATCTTGAACATAAGTAGCATAACCGTATAGAAGATATGCAGCATCAAAAAGCTCTACTTGTGTGAGTTTCCTAAGTTGCTCAGATGACATATCTGCGACAACCAAGTATTCTTCTCTAAAAGACGAAAACTTAGTATTACTCAAATTGATATAGTCATTGATAGATGCTATATGTTCTGCTAACTTATCAGACGCCTTTGATTCTTTGTCGCCACTCATCGTCACTTTCTGAATATTTTAGGGTTATTAGTTCAATTCCATTCAACTCACACCAGTTTATCTTATCATCGTCACGCACTTGACCTTTTATGAAATCTGCTTTGCTCCTATGGAAGAATGGGTTGTACTGATAATGCTGTTCCCCATGAACCTCAACCCCTAGTTTAATAGAAGGAATGTAAAAGTCAAGGTACAGAACAGATTTTCTATGTAAGGCTGTGCTTCCCGGTAACTTTACTTCTTCTAATATTCTATAACTATTGTAGATCTCTTTTAATAGGTTTCTAGCCCGAATATGATATTTAGATCGCTTGCGTTTATCATCATTGAAAACATCATATCCAGTTAGATTCCACGTATATTCCTTACCATTAATGCCGGTAACTTTCAATGAAGCTCCTTTATCTTATTGTACAGAAATGATGAAATGGCTAGATTGCTGTTCAAAAACTCTGCTACGTTATTTACTCCTTGAAACTTGAAGAATCTTTCTATTTCATCTGGAGTCTTTCCTATCTGATTCTCTTCTAATACCTTTGATACTATTGGATTATCTGGTTCATCTACTGCACACTGTATAGTGTACCAAGCACCAGCGGCCTTTATAAGTCTAAATTCACAAGCAATTTGAATTATCTCTTGTACTTCATCAACACCAACTCCGTACTTAATCCAACTCTCTGCTGTGCTATTTGGTCTACCACCAGCAGTTGATGTTTTTATTACCCAGTTTGCTATCTGACCAACGTGTACACCAGTGTCTTTTGGTACTTGCCACTTTCCGCGATGGGTAATTACCATATTTGTACCGGCTTGATATTGTAACATATTTCCACAATCTGCCATCTTTTGTGGTGCATATGGAGATCCACCAGTATTAGCAATATTGTGAGTGATGCAAATTAATATAGTCTTATTTTTCATGAGTGTGCCGCTGATACGCTTGAAAAACATAGAGAGTAATCTAGGTAGTGCATTTCTGACACCGGTTCGTACTTCACCTTCTAGTTCACATGCTGGAACCATATTAGATAGCGAATCTGTGATAATAACACAACCGGGATCGTTGTTAATGTAAAACTCAATAATGTTTAGAAAGTCTTCAGCGGATAGAACTCTCTCGTCAGTGGATTCTATAATGATGATATTATCTGGCTCTAGACCTCTAATACCATCAAAGTTTTGCTTAGATAGTCTACCTTCCGTATTGATGTAGATAATTCTCTTATTAAGTTTTTGACACTTAGCAGCAAAATGCAATGCTGTGGTGGTCTTTCCGCTCTTTGGATCTCCCGTCATTACTACGACAGAACCTTCTCTAAGTCCACCGCCTAAAGCGATATCTAAAGCTGGAGAAATTCCTATAACACCAAGATTGTTTATATTTTGAAGAACTTCTGTTCCACTTCTAACAACATCACCGTACTTACTTACTATTGAATTACTAACTGCATCTTCTGAAAATTTGCCTGTTGTCTTTTTGGTCTTGCTCATAAATTCCTCAGTTTGTTCAACGTTGTCCTTTTTGTATTATAGCTGCCAGACGCTCTGGTTTCAAGTGGTACATTTTCTTCTTTTGCCTCAAGGTTAACTTGAGGTTTGTTTTTTTCTTCTTCAATTTTTTTATGGTACTTGGCTATTACCTTTTCGGCCTCTGGATTAACTTTGTATCCTCGACCATTTTGTACTCCAAGTACAAGCAATTTATCAAAATCTTTAGACTGTATGGCTTGTAGTATAGCTTCTTCGCTATATTTCTTTCTTAATTGAACAGCGGCACCGTGCTGCTTTTTCCATATCCAATGTAATGGATCTCCTTTGGTCCAGAATTTATACGCTGGTTTGCCAAGGTTTAATTTCTCCGATCTTCTAATCACTATATATTCAGCAATATATGACTCAAATGTACAATATTCACCAGTATGAATATGCTTGTACTTGTGAGTCTCAGACCATTGCTTTTGATAGTCTTGATTAAAAAGCTCAGGTTTTTCTTTCTTCGTCATAATTATATATCAACGCTTCTTCAAAACAATTTTCAACTTTATCTTCGTCTTCAAATTCTTGTAAAAGTTCGGGAATTATCCATATAGTCTTCTTAACAGTTCCTTCTATCAATTTTCCGATAGTGAATGTTTGCTTAGTAGATTCCCCAAAGGATCCTAGTATAGACCTTGTTAAGTATACACCATCACACTCTGATGTGTCAACTTCTATTGAATGAGATCTATACTGTAATCCTATTTTTTTGATTGACAATTTGTTCTCTTGACAATATGATTTTAACTTTGTCCATTCTGAATAATCTATTAAATAGATTTCAATTTCATTTGACAAAATGGCTCTTATCCAAGTTTTATTCTTGTCTTTTTTATATTCATCAAGCCAATCTTTATATGATGTTATGAAAGTATTCATCTTATTTTAGTTATACAATTAGATTTGTTATTTACTGGTCTACGTTGATTGTCGATCATAGATGATGCATTTTCTGTCATTATAGTTGCACCATTTTGCCTAACAAACTGTTGATCTATTATGGTTTTTGGTGCTTCTACTTTGTTCTTCTTTATATGTTTTTCAATTGCACTAACTGCCCTGTCTAAATCTGTAGCTATTTGTTCTATAGTTTGACCAGACTTAAATTTTTCTTCAACGTAAAAAGATTCTGCTTTTCCAAGCGGTCCTGTTTTAGCCATCTATAAAGCTCCTTTGCGCTCTTGTCATATATAATGAGTTTTTAGTTTTTAGGTATGACAGATAATAGTTATATGTTTTTTGACTAACTGATTTTAATTCTAATCTGAGATTTTGTTCTCTGTGACTATCTGTGCCATATGGATCGTATGGCTGACTGTTGTATACTAAGATAAAGTATTTAATTTGATTTTGTCCACTTCCTAAATCTACACTAATTGTTTTTCCAAAAACCAATTCATTATTGCCATCTGTTGGGCGACCAACCTTATTGAATAAGATTTCAATGCTATCTTTTTTGTCAACATTCTCAATGTTGTCTGATGAACTAATAAACTTCATTTTTCACCTGTCATTATGTATTTAGTTTTCTGAGCTTCTGTCATTTTGCCTATTTCTTTTTTGGATGCTGAACCAAAAGAAGAAAAGTACGAAGGTTCTTCCGCACTCTTCTTCGATTGGGCTTCTATTTCAGACTTTTCGTAATGACCTTTTTTAGACCAGTTACTATCCGCGATACTTCCAATGGTCTTTGGTTCCTTCATGAATGAAGCTATCCCACCATATATTACCCGTCTGAGGCTATCTTTTCCACAACTTGGGCAACTGACTAGTGCTTCATCCTTTATAGATTGATAAACATCCTTCATTTCATGCGAACATTCATCACAAATATAGTCATATAACATATTTTCCTCAAGATTCTAGAGCGTGTAAAACTGCTCCTAATATTCCATTTCTTTGTATATCTTGATAACCTAAACTACAAATACCAATACCATTGATATTGCTTAACTTATCTATGCATTCTAATAGTCCATTTCCACGATACAAGTCTGTTTGTTTTGTATCACCATTAATCATGACTTTAGAATTTTCGCCCATTCTAGTTATAAACATTTTAATCTGTTCTAATGTACAGTTTTGGGCTTCGTCTAAAATCATGTACGCATTATGGAATGTTGACCCTCTCATTGTTTCTAACGGCTCAAATCTTATTCTTCTAGTATTATAGTACAATCCAAACTTATCTCTACCTAGAAAATACTTAAGATTTTCTTCCATAGGCTGTAGATATGGCTTGATCTTTTCTCCAAGTTCTCCCGGTAAAGAACCAATATCTTTTCCGGTACAGACTAAGGGTCTTGTTACTATAATTGACTCTATCTTATCCTTCATAAGATGTTCAGCAGCTATACCGGCAGCAATAAAAGATTTGCCAGTACCAGATGGGCCAGTGCAAAAAATAATATCATTCTCAACAATAGATAAGATATATTCTTTTTGATTGTCCGTTTTAGCTATTAAAACATTTTCTTTAGGAGTTTGCTTTTTATTTTTTTTGTTGTTCTTTCTCGGATTGTTATTTGCCGCTGCTGCCAAAGCCGTTGTCTCCTCGTTGCGAGGAACCTAACGTTTCATGGACCTCCATACTTACGCGAGGAACCTCTTGGAATATAATCTGAGCGATTCTATCCCCGGTATTTATACCTACAACTTCATCAGAAGTATTGTATAAACATACCATTATTTCTCCTCTATATCCGCTATCCACTACTCCTGCTAAAACATCAATTCCATGTTTAACTGATAGGCCCGATCTAGGCCAAATTAAACCGGCTAGATGATCTGGCATTTGTATTGCTATCCCCGTTCTGACAGTCTTACGTTGTTTTGGTGGTATGACGGTATCAATAATTGAGTATAGATCAAATCCTGCGTCATTAGCATTGGCTTTTGTTGGAACCTTGGCATTATTATCAAGTAATTGAACAGAAATCATAGATCGAATCCTCCTAAGTCAACGTCCTCTAAATCATTCTTGCTAGCACCAATTTTATATGAAGTAATTTCATGCTCTTGTGGTGCAACCTGCACAGACTCACTATTCATCCAAGGGTCAGTCCATCCAGATATTGGATTTCTACATCCCTTATCATATGGCAATCCTATGTTTTTTCTTCTTGTCATACATAGCCAATCAATATATTCCGCCATGACCTTTTCATTTAAGCCAATGATAGATCCATCTTTGAATAGATATTCTGACCATGCCTTTTCTTCATTTGCTGCTGATTCAAACATAGCTATTGCTTCTTCTTGGCACTCTTCTGCTATCTTTACAAACCCTTCTTCTGGTACATTATGAAGAATCTTGATAATTTCTTGAGTATTATAAAGATGCAATGCCTCGTCACGCTTGATGAGCTTGATGATATCCGCATTCCCAATCATTTTCTTGTTTTCCGCAAATGCGAAGGCACAAATAAATGATACATAAAATCTAACCGCTTCAAGGATGTTAACGCTAATGAGAGTTAGGTAAATCTGCTTTTTTATATCTTTAACTTTGCCGGAATGACCTATTTCTCGTAAAGCGTTATATTCTTTTATTGCTACGTTAGCTCGTTTGAGAATTTCTTTATCAGTTAAACAGCTATCTAATACTTCGCTAGGATTATTATAGACATTCTTGATAATATATGTATAGCTGTAACTATGAATTTGTTCGAAAAATTGCCAAACATTCATACATGCTTCTAATTCTGGATTAGAAACATACTCTGTAAGAGTTGGCACACCGCGACAGATAACACTATCCATCATGGTTTGATACTTAAGATTAGAAGTAAAGATGAAACGCTCATTCTCTGACATTATATCGTCATTTTTGAAATCGTTGCGATCTTTTTTTAGCTCTATTTCTTCTGGACGCCAGAAAAACTCAATCTGTTTCTTGTATAGATCAAAAAATACAGGATACTTAAACTTATCGTATCTCTGTAGAGAAAGGTCTTCACCAAGAAAAAGCGGTTGAGCAAGATAATCAACGTTGTGTTTGTTTAATATTGTTTTCATATTGAGCAAGACCCCGATTCACATCCAGATGATTTTTCAGTATTACCGTCGCCATCTGGTGTGTTGCAATAGTAAAAGTTCTTCACACCATATTTATACCCCTGTATCTGATCTTTTATTAAAATACTCAAGGGGATATTCCCGTCAGGATAATGAGAATAATTGTAATACAAGTTCACGCTTATGCTCATGTCTACGAATTTCTGTAAAACTGCACAGATGTTTAAAATAGCCTTATTATTTTCCATTTCCCACGCTAGAGTATAGTAATTCTTACGAGAGGCATAATTTGGCACAAGCTGCTTTAGGATGCCGTTTTTAGCCTTCTTGTAGGACATTAGACTCCTGACAGGTTCAATACCGTTTGTGCTGTTCTGGATGACGCTAGAGGACTCGCAGGGCATTATAGCGGTAACTGTTGAGTGTCTAAGACCATACTCTTTGATTCTGGTTCTTAGACCTTCCCAATCCATAGTATACTCTGGCTTAACCAGTTCGTCAACTGTCTTTTTGTACCAATCGATAGGTAGCAATCCGCGAGAATATTTAGTTTCGTTGAACTTATTACATGGACCCTTTAATCTAGCAAGTTTGCAGGACTCATTAAGCAAGTGCCACTGAATTTTCTCCATTATCTCATGAACTAACTTCAAAGCTTCTGGATCATCATACTTTAGTTTGTGTTTTGCCAAAAATGCTGCAAAGTTAGTTATACCAACACCTAATGATCTACGATTTTTAGTGAAATTCTCTCCAGCCTTAACTGGATAGTCTTGATAATCAATTATTGATTCCAATGATCTTACAACTATTGAACAAGCTTTCTCTATATCTTTTTCGCTTTCCAATTCAAGTAAGTTTAGTGCAGAGAGAATACAAATACCGATCTCACCCTCTTCATCATCAATAGATGATATTGGAACAGTTGGGTGAAGAATTTCTTGACACAAATTACTCATGTAAACTGGAGCGTCCCATGACCCATGCTCGTTAGCATTATCAATGTTCATTACATAAATACGACCAGTTTCTAGTCTTTCCTTAGTAAAGATCTCAGCTAACTTTCTAGCATTAATTTTCTTCTTCATTTTTACATGACGAGAGTTCTCATACTTCTCATATAGCTTCTTAAAGTCCTCATTGTTATTCATAGAGCTATAAAGACCACCGGTTTCGTGCGGACTCATTAATGTGATGTCCTCGTTCTTGATCAAACGTTCATAGAAAAGCTTATTAAACTGAACAGAGTAATCTAACTTTCTTACTCTATTATCGTCAGTTCCGGCGTTATTCTTTAGAGTCATTACGTCTTCAATTTCATAATGCCAAAACGGAATGTGAACAGTGGCGGAACCGCCACGAATACCATTCTGACTTGTAGCCTTTACAGTAGATTCAAATATCTTTAAGTATGGGATAAGACCGGTATGGATTACTTCACCACCTCTAATACTAGAATTTATGGGGCGAATACGACCAATATTTAGACCAATTCCAGCCCTTCTAGCAGTATATTTTCCAACAGCATGTATGCTTGAGAATATAGAATCAAGATTGTCTTCAACGTCTACTAGAACACAACTAGCAAATTGTTTGATCTTGGTTCTTACTCCAGCCATAATTGGAGTTGGGAGGTTAATCTTGAATGTGGAAAAACATTCGTATGCTTCTTCTACGTCTTCTACTGTTTCAAATAAAGACATAGCAATAGCTACATAAGCAAATTGTGGTGTTTCGTATATCTGGCCGGTTAATCTATTCTTTATGAGATACTTGTCCATCATCTGCTGTAATCCAGCATAAGTAAATAGGTAATCTCTATCATGATCAATAAACTTTTCGATCTTATTTATTTGATCTTCACTCCACTTAGACAGTATAGCTTCATCATATACGCCAGCCACTACATTATCTGATATATGAGATAAAAGACTTGGTGGAGAATCGTGTTTTTTCCATAAGTCTTTTCTAAGGGACATATTTAATAGTCTAGATGCGACATACTGGTAATTAGGCTTGCTTGGAGATGTTAAATCATTGGCTGACTTTATTAAGATTTGATGGATTTCTTCTGTTGTTATTCCATCCTTTAAAGAGAGTTTGGCATTCATCTCTATATCTGACCAAGAAACATTGGCGATATCCTTAATCGCCCATTCTACAACCTTATGAATTTTCTCAACTGTATAGATTTCGAAACTACCGTTCCTCTTCTGAACGCGCATAATTCCCTCTTTCTTTTAATCAACTATCAATATTCGTTAAAAAGTTTTCTAAATAATCTCTCAAGTATGAATTTCAATATTACGGGCAATACAACATACATTAGTAAGAATGTTAATATAACAGATCCATACATTATTTCTGGATCTTGTTTTAAGTTAGACATTACAAAGTCTTTGCAGTCTCTTTTTAGTTGCCTTTTACTATATGAATCACACTCCGCAAAGTTGGTTCCGCCTTGGCTAGCTATTGTAGCCCATTCGTTGCCATACTGCAAACATTTCTTGGCTAAAAAGTTTCTTTCTTCATCTTGATATTCAGCATCAATTTGAGCTTCTATATCACTAGTATCGAAAGAATTACCAAATAAAGTTTCTGAGTTCTCATCATAAGAAAACTTTATGTCTGGTAGGTACTTTAGCTTTAGTGTACCACCCTCTTTGCCTAAAGTCAAGCCTTGCACATAAGCACTCAATTTGATCAATTTTTTCCAAGTGACTTTTGGTAGAGACTCTGTAAAAGATAGAATTATATTTTCAGAGGTATCTTTGATTATCTTTATATCTAATGGCTGCGGAAAACTGATATTTAGATTCTTGATATCATAGCCATTTTTTGAAAATATGAAATCAACAATTTGTTTAATTTGTGAAATTGGTATTGCCATGTTAATTTTTCTGTATTAGTGACCAAGCTAAACCCATGAATCTGTCTGATAATTTAGTTTTTTCTTCATCTGTTAATTTATGGTTGTCATCACCAGTTATGTCGGTGATAAGACTTAATAAACCTTCATCAAATGATTCGTATTTATCTTTTATAGAACCTTGGAAGAAATCTGTTGCCGCTAAAACTAAAACATCATTTAATTGCTGTAAATCGGTATCATATTTTTTAATGCGATTGGCAAATTCTTGACTATAGATAGCCACTTTAGCCCTATCTGTTGGGTCAGTAATCAATGATGATATCGGTTTGACTAATTCAATTATTTCTTCATTTGGCTTATCAATATTTAGAATGGCGATATCTGGCTTTGGAGTCATTGGAATAATACTCAATAATGGTTTATATAGAGCTATTCCGATCAGCACAAGTGCTATTAAATTTCTGATTTTAAGAAACTTTTCCATCTGTATCCTCAATTACTTTGTTTAGTAGGGGAAATACTTCGTCTAATTTTTCAGAAGCAACTGTTAGATGATATTCATCACATTTGCTCTTAAGCTGATACCATAAACTTACTATTTCCAAAAAACCTTCTTCTTTATTTTCAACTGCTTTTATCTTAGACTTAGAAAACAATCTAGATACCCAATATGGTAAATCAACAAAATTACTTGCTAATATGAGTAAAGCAATGACAATTAACCAAATATTCCACGATTCCATCTTATTACCTCTTTAAATTAGTGGTCTTTGCGTGAAATGGACATACTGTTTTATGACCATCTCCTTGAACAATTATTCCTGTGCCTTTGCATATGCATTTTGCAGGATCTGGATCAGTATCTACAACCGGCTGTGGTTTTGGATCTACCTTGAAAACCTGTTTCTCTGCATTGTCAAAAGCCGCTTTACACTTCTCTTGCCACTCCGTTACGTAAGAAGAGTACATATTTGTTATATCTTCTGGATTGACAGAAAACATATTATTTGAACATCCAGTTAATAATAATGTTAATAGTATGTATTTTTTCATTTTAATATACCCTTAATATGAGTTAAAGCTTGAAAGATCGACTGTAGAGATAGTGTGTGAATCGCCCCAAGCCGTAATTTGGTTTTTGATTTGTTGTATGATTGAATAATATGGATATTCATCTTGATGTCTTATTAGGCAGTATCCGAATTCTGGACCAGTGTGATTTGATAAAAATACAGCACTGCCATTGATAATGAGATAAATTGGACTACCAGAGTCTCCAGCTACGGCTGATGGGGCATATTGAGAATAAGACGCATAAGCAGTTGAACTTTTTTGATAAAAAGAATCATCTCTATTAATAGATATCAATCTCAATCTAGCTACATTGTTTTGATCTATCCATACTGCTGGTATACTCAAATCTCCATCTCCACTAACGCAATTGCAATTATCACCAATTCTTTGATTTGGAAAGTATGAAGAAAAATTACTTGGTAGTATCTTGGCTGGAGATATCACACTAGGAACATCTGATGACAATCTTATCAATCTTTTATCTCCAGAGATACTATTGCTAACATTGACTACAGTTCCTATGTAGATTGGTTCTTTTTGATTGGTAGCCGCAGATTTTTCAGCAAAATGTATTTGAGATCCAACAGATGGAAAATAATTTGAATGTGATGTGAATATCATATGTTTTCTTGTCAATAAGCACCCTCCCATTCCAAATCCACCGCTAGTATTCCATACTCCCTTGCTAGTAAAATCAATATCATTTACCCAGCAATTAGAATTTCTTATATATTCCTGAGTAGCAGGATTTTGAGTAGAAAAAATTGGAAGAGATGGATTGTTATTTAATCTGCTAAGAATTTGAACTAAATGTTGAGCCAAAGATCCTGTTGCATAATTAGTAAATGAATAAGCATAAGAACTATTTGTTGAAAAAGATTGTACGTTTAGTATTCTTTTGACACCTAAACTATTCGTTGCCACTATTTTAGCCATACCATCTGATACATAATTACAAACCCATAAGGTATCAGAGGTCTTTACTAAACTTATTGATGAGGAATCTGTAGTAAGGCTTATAGTAGATGCGGTGTTATTTATGTTTTTTTCTGTAATATTCAACAAATATTTACTTTTAAATGAAGCAGATGCTTTATAGGAATAAACCCTATCTTTAAAAGTCTGCGAACCCGAACTATTTCCAGCTAACTCTACGAGATCACTTGTTATATCAATATTATATGGAATTTCTGATATTTTTGTCTTGTTAAATCTACGAGAATTGAAATTCGTAGTTGGTGATCCACAATTAATTGGATAATTTTTTGCTGGTAATAAAGTCATATAACTCTTCTTATCTTAATATATGCTATAGTTGCACCGGATTCTTGGTTATCATTCTGTTCTTTAAATACAAATAGCCCGGTACCAGAAGATACAGTAAACATGCCATTCACTTTTAATGTCTCGCTATCACTAGCAACATTACATGTTATATCACTATTTATTAAAGAAAAATGTTGTGCAGTGTTAGTCGTACTATCTATATATGTTAAAGTTCCTAACAGATTTTGTATGTTTGTAGATGAAGAAAATGAAAATGTTGCTGTACTATTTCCTTCTGAGTACAAACTAAAATTGGCATATATATCAAATTCCCAAACTGAATTTTGAGGACTAAGACTAATAGAAAACCAAGGTGTATTATTTCCGCCAGACAAGCCAGTAAATTTGTATGCTTTCGTTGGATAAGCTATTGGGATGCCACTATAAGTAGATTCATCCCCAACATAAAGGATTTTATTTGTAGTATCCCAAACAGGCTCACCTTGTAATGGAATATATGATGCTACTTCAGACTCTGTTCCCCTATTAAACTGTAAATTAGCTGGTTGATTCAATAACGAACTTCTCAATATATTGGCTGATATTTTTTTTGTTATTGCAACACCGCTTGGATCATCTACCATTAATAGTAGATCATCATCTGTAATGGCTACGCCAGATGGCAGTTGAGTTATTTTTACTACTGGCATATATATCTCCTAATAAGAAGTAAAAGAGGATAAGGATATTTCTGTTAATTGATATCCACCACCAAGCTGTTGCATCATTTGATTTATTGCATCTTTTTGTAATGACGTAAAACTTCCAGATCCTCCTATTCCCCAAGTTGTTACAAATATAAGCACTAGTTCGTTATTTATCAATAGAAATGCTGGACTACCAGAATCGCCAGCATATAATTCTCTAAAAAATGGTCTACGTATAGAAGTTAATTCTTGACCTATACATTTTGCTATAGAAGATAATTGATATAAGTTTGTTATACTAATATATTCTGACTGATCTATTATTATAACTGGTATTTCTATTCCACGTTTAATACTTGGTAGATATTTTCCAAAGTCAATTGGAAGAATTTTTGTAAATGAAATAGTATTTGGAAGATCTGAATCTAACAAAGCAACTTGTATGTCATTTGACTTACTTGTAGAATTATAATTTGGGTGAGTAATAACACCTGTGATAGTTCTAGTTATTGATACATTATTATTTGTTACAAATCTTATAGTTGATCCACTTGCAATAGGATAGTGGGCAGCAAACATTACATGCCTAGGGCTTATCAAAACGCCTGCCCTATTTGTTATTCCGTAGGAATTCCATGGGCTGATGCATGTAAAATCAACATTTTTAAATACAAAAGAAGAATTTCTAGTGTAAATATTATTTGCATGATTTTGAATAGAGTATACTTGCTGTGAAGAGGTTGGTGATATTCCAGATATTTTTAAGTCTACTTGATCTGTTATATGACTTGATAAACTATTATTCACAAAAGACAAAAAGGTATCTTGATTTGATGTACTACCAATTGGAGAATATTGTATATTGATATTAACATATTGATTAGATCCATCATCAAAAGATAGTTCTAGTGTATCATTCCCTACTGATATTCCAGAACATTGCAGATTATTAATAAGAACATTATTTGAATAGCTTTTTATAGATATTATTTTTTTATTAGATGATTCAAAGATAAAATCTCTGATTCCAGATGAACTAGATACTCTATATATATTTGTATCTTTGTCAACTATAGAACCCGAAGATGATGGCGAAATGGGCCTAAAATAACTATTGTATTCCAACTTTGAAGATAAATTGGGTTTACTAAATGTCCAAGATGGAGGATTATTAGTAGATCCACAGTTTATCGGAACGCCTTTTGCTTGTAAAATAGACATATTATGTAGTTGTTGTATCAACGATGTAGTTTTTGGCAGTTGCTATACTAGTATTATGTGTGCTAATACCCGGATTCCCATATACATAAATAGTTTTTGATGTTGCCGCCGTTGGTAAAAGATTGTAAATATTATTTAACTGTGCCGCTGAAAATTGACAATTCTTGAATGAAAAATTTCCATATGAATTGTTAAAATTTATTTGAGAAAGATTTGTACATCCATCTAAAACAAATGTATTAGATGATATGATTGATGGAGAAAAAGTAATTGATTGAAGTGATGTTGAATTTGTCAAGTCTAAGTTATTTATCTTGTTATTACTAAAGTTTAAAGATGTTGTTTTTGCATTCGTAAATACTAACCAAGCTAAATTAATATTGCTAGATAAATCTATAGAAGACAGATTACTATCACCAATGAACAAACTTGATAAGTTAATGCAATTTTTAAGATTTAGTTTTGATAATGATGAATTGGAACTAAGATATGCTGTTGTTAAACCAGAAGCACTAGAAAAGTCTACCCATTGTAAATTACTATTTGCGTTTACATTGCAGTATTTTGCCGTTGGACTTTTAATCCATTCTAAATTTGGTAATAAGTTTGCAGTAATATCTACTCCGCTCACATTATTTTTTAAGTGAATATATTTCAAAGTATCATCACTATTAATAGATACGCCTGTCAAGGATGTCATTTCTTCAAAGTTAATCTCAAAATTGTTAGAACTAGCACTACTGGAAAAGTTTATTATGTTACCAGACTGAGCAGCATTACCAGATGAGCAACTCCAATAGTACAATTCTTTTATTGAATTTTTAGCATATATTCCCGTATTCGAAGCATTAAGGGTAATTGAGGCTGTTATAGAACTGTTTGGATTTCCATTTCCAAAAACTCTAACATCACCACTTGGTGTTTGTACAGCTAAATATCCAGTTGATGTATTAAATGTTGCTGAGTGTGATGATGAACTACTATTGCTTTTTATTCTCATCATGCCACTGGGAATACATAATGGGCTTGGATATATTGGGCCAGTGTATACTGGATATCCACCTTGAGTATATCCATCTCCTATGTATAGATTAGATTTATTTGTAGAAAATACCGGTTCACCAAGAGAAGGAATGACTGATAATAATTCAGATTCAAGCCCCTGTCTGAGCTGTAATGCCGCTGGCTGGCTTAATAAAGAATTTCTTAGTAAACTTGCAGATATTCTTTTTGTTATGGCATTGCCATTTGGGTCATCTAATATCAGCAATAAATCATCGTCAGTAACAGATGATCCAGACGGTAATTGATTAATTCTTACTATACCCATGTTAAACTCCTAATATACCAGAAGTTCCGGTTGTGTAATAGGTAACATCATCAAATCTATCTTTTAATCTGGTTTCATTAGCAGTATAAGAGTAAGATTTTTCATATTCAAATGGGCTAATTAATGCTTGATAACTTCCACTTCCGCTGACAGGTTTACCAAACCAGCAATAAACTACTGCTGAACCGTTCTGAATTGTTTCTCTACCAGATACTACATTGGTAATTACATCTGTTGTTGTTATAGCCATTTTAGCCCCTTATTAAAATATGTCTTTTAGTGTCCAAGTTACTTTTCTTGGTGGGAATCCGTTTACATCACTATATACCCAAGAGCCATTTTGTGCAAGCATTTCTGCCGCATCTCTTTCTCTAATCCAAAAACTACCATCGGGTTGATCTAAACGTTTTTCACCATTGTTCCAAACTCCCCAAGAGTTTTGGACTAAGAATAGTGTTTCATTATATATTTCATGAGTATCATCCATGGCTATCCAAGCCATAGCGTGACCCCAAGAGCCGGATCGTGCTGCTATTCCGTACTTATCTCTTCTAGAACTAAATCCAGAATTACTACATACACTGATCGAATAACCATTAAATATCGCATCGCGAGCTTGATCTATAGTGTTGATCAAACTTATAGTCTTGACTTGATTTTTTTGTGCATATTTAACTAGGTCTGCTGGTACTCCAGAGCGTCCCCATTTTCCGCCAATTGCACTATATTCTGAGAGGTCATATTCGCCATACTTCTTACGAAGTAAAATACCACCAGTTTCATGAACGAAACGTGCAGCACCGCCGCATGTCATGCCCTCGCCACCGTGACCGCGTGAGCCATAGATGCCTTCCGTGGCACCACGGGCTACGAATTCTTCTCGTTCTCCACCTATGATTTCACAAGTGCGTGTAATATCTACGCTATTTCGCGTTGCGTGTGAAACACAGTCACCTTGAACCTGTCTTTCCGATGGTCCAAATGTGGGATCAAACTTGAGTAAGGACTTGAAGGGTAGTGCTAATTTTCCTTTGCCGCTTCCAGAAAGATCATAAGCTGCCACACCGAATAATGGATGTGGCAGTTCTCCTAAGAGTTTATCTAGCTCTTTTGCATCACAATATGATCCTACAAAGCCCTCTTTATAGGCTTTTAATAAGTCTTTAGGTGTTTTAAACATTGTAATTACTTCGCTGTGTTATCTTTGGCCCACTTAACGACGGTGTTAATTACCACTACGGTAACTGGGACAATTAACGCTGTCATGCTACCAAGATCTAATTTAGTTAGATTTTCACCGACATATGTTAACAATGCTGCTAAACCAACTAAGGCTGCATTTTTGCCAACTGAAATTAAATCAGTTGTGTTTAATGAAAATGATTTTGAACCTACTTTTACGTCTAACATTTTTATATCTCCTTGAGTTGAGAAATGCTTACTAAAAATCCTCCATGCTCTTTTTCGTTAATCCTATATGGAAATCCCGTCATTTTGACTGTCTTACCATCTATTGTTTTAACTGTTTTGACTAGCTTTCTATTCATCTTTAAGCAAGATTTCAGTTCATCAAAAAGGTCAATCCTATCGTCTTCTACTACATAATTTAACCAATCGAAACCCTCTACACTACTGATAACATCTTGTGTTAATTCATAGAAGTTGTTATTGGTCCAAGTTAGTCTACCGTGATCATCTGTTTCAAACAAAGCTACATCATTGTAATGAAGTGCGGCTTTTGTTCTTTGTTCTATTACTTTTTGTCGTTTTTCCATTCTATTAATAGTGGATCGTAAGTCTACAATAGCATCTTTTAGGCTATTTCCACCATTAGTTGTTAATTCTTTTTTGATTGTTTCTAGCGATTTACCAAGCTCTTCCTGTCCTTTTACGAAGTTTAGCGTAGGCTTGATTGCTTTTACCCACATTATGCTAAAAAATGTTCCTAAACCACCAACAATACTGAATATAAAGGTGATATGTTCTGGATTTTTTATGTCTAGCATATGTGCCTCCGTAGGAAAAAGAAGGATGTGGTGCCTTAAGATTTCTCAAAAGGCACCTATTTTCATCCGTAAATAACGAATTATTCGTTACTATCTTTAGCCTTGTAGGCAACATTACGTGTTGGTAAAGCCGCTCCAAATCTGTAGGTAAGTTCACCGGGAACTGCTCTGCTTAAGGTAGCAGCATCGTCAACGGATGGATAATTACCACTTGTTGAAGGATAAGTCACAGCTGTGCCAGCACCTGTTCCTCTTGTCAAACCGGGGAAATTGCCACTGGATGGAACTGCTAAAACATTAAATGTCTTTGTAGCATATGTACCACCCTGTGTTGTTTTTAGGTTTTTATTAACAACAGACCCTGTAACACCGCCGGGGATAGTTAATATAGTAGATGATGTTCCATTGATCTTACCAGCATTTGTATCGCCAGCCGCCATTAGTAAAAATTCACTACCAGCAGGTGGTGTATAAGCAAAAGTGCCAGCACTTTTTACTTTGGTGACACCATGAGGGTCATTGAAATTATTTGGGGCCGATGGAGTATCTTGTGTTACTACTGTACCATAGCCGGGAACGTCGGCTAAATTATTGATAAGTGATAGATCTGTTAGATTTTCACTAACAGCACCACCATTTAGAACGATACCGCCATCATTTCTTGTACCAGCACCAGAAACTGTTGTGGATGCCATAATATTCTCCTTTTAAATTAAGTTTTGCAAAATAATATGTCCGCATCCTTTAAAGTCCAGTTCCTAAGATTATATACACATTTAGCAGAATTTGTCCTTGATGTTATCAGCAAGTTTGTGTATTTTTCGTCTTATACTTTCCCTATTTTTCCCATGTTTTTCAGAAATTTCTGATATTGTCATATTACTCATTCTATCTTCAATTAGTTTTTTATCTTCTTCGTTTTTGAACTCATCCATAAGATCTATCATCAAAAAGTGATCTCTATTTGATGAAATATTACCATGCAATTTGCCTCCAAACTTATTTTTCTGATCAAACTTAATCTCTTTCATACATTCAATGAAAACACCTTTGTATAGATAGGTTGTGAATTTTGCCCCCTTTGTTTCATCATAATTGACGAAAGTTTTCCAAAGAGCATTTATTTGGCAAGTTCTAATGGAATCTGAATCTAGCTGATTTCTAAATCTTCTAGATGCTTTATTCATTATCTTTAATATGTTATCGTCTTTAAGAGCTTCTTCAATCTTTGTGTTAATGCAGTCACTCATTATCAAATTCTCCTTTTATTATTTTGTCCTCAATTTCAAATCTTACATCTTGGAAATCAAACATTTCTCCTATCCCAACAAAAAATCGATATCTGCTAAATATTTTTAGTATCTCAACACCGGGCATTTTATTAAGTTTTTCTTTTACTTTAGGCGTTATGTCAAAATTTGTATGCCCAATCCAGCAATCAAAGTTAGATAGCATAGAAACATCTTCTATAATTTGTGGTGTAAGTGGCATCATTTGACCTATAGCTATAGAAGGAATATCTTTTTTGATAGGTTCTTCAAGAAAAGAATCATCATCATCGTCATCTTCATGCTCTTCATCATTATCTATATTCTGAGATATCATGGTATGTATAATATTCTGTAATATAGGACAAGACAGTTGTTTTTCAATATAGTCTTCATATTTTTGCCAACCGATCTTTTTTTCTAGCTTTGCCATATTTATCTCCCTATATTATCGTAAAACGTCTGATGGTTTTATACAAGGTTCATTACTGTTGTTCGTCTTTGATGATCTGAATTTATTTTTTTGTCCAATGTGAGTAAAAATTTTGATTAAGTATTCTTCCTGACCATCTGCTATCATTCCATCTTTTACTATGCCCATTGTCTCAATAAACGCACCATCTTGTGACAAAACATCTAATATATCACATAAAGCATCTATACATTTGTCGTTATATTCTTCTATTTCAACGTCAACTATTGGAGATTTAGATCCTTCAATGATACAATAACTTAATTTTGCTATAATTTTATCGGGCTTGAGTGAATCTTCTTTAGTTTTTTCTAGGCTCTTTTTGAATAGATTAAAGAACATTGAGTATCTTCCTTCCCGTATTTTTCCAACTGAATTCACGGGCAGTTTTTATACCATCTTCATTTGGAAGTAAGTTATTATTCATGTTGAGATGATGTATATTCTTCATATGCTGTATAGCATATCCTATAGCATTATCATCTAATCTAGCCCAATTTCCTTGACCGTGGAACCATTTACCATCATATGCTGTTTCGGTTTCCTTAATTGGTATCAATAATGAATTATTAGAATTGCAAAACTCTGTATGGGCAGAATAATCGGTTGTTATGACATGTTTTCCGCAAGACATCATCTCTAATAATTCTAAATTCCATCCTTCTGCTCTCGCTGGAAATATGCCACAATGTGTTTGCTGCATTATATTATACACTTCTTCTTGAGTGTTTTGTCTTGGAATTATATGTATTTTAGAACCCAATTTGGAGTTTTTGTAAAGATTGATCCATTCTTTTTGTTCTTGCTCTGTGCAAAATGGATTTTCACACATCATAAATAATTCTACATTATCATCTTCATTGAATGCAGAATTAAAAATATCAACTAATTTGTCATGCCCCTTTCGTATTTCCCATTTGCCGCAATTGAAAAATCTTGTCGGGACACCCTGTGGCATTGTAGATGGTTTGAATATAGAAGAATCAACGCCAAGTGGTATTACCTTTACCTTACTGTCACTAGTCTTGATGTTATCAAGTATAACCTTTTTTGCCCAATTTGAACAAACAAAAATAATGTCTAAAGATTGTAACTGATGTTTTTCTATATTATTAAACTGATCTAATTCAAATATCGGAAATCCTATCCTTTGACCTCTTCCAGCAAATTGGGCCATATCGTGTTGATGCCATATTTTTATACATGGAGCATTGTAATCGAACAAATGAGTTTTTTTTATGCACTCAGATATAATGTCTGCATCTTCTTGATTAGTGACTTGTGGTTGACCAATTATAAACAAGGAAACATTATTATCTTCGCTAAGTGTTTTAGTTATATTCAAACCAGTTATGCCATAACCAAGTTGATTTATTGGCGATACTATATTTATGTTCATGTATTATACCTTATGTTGTTATATTTGAAAAAGAACCATCTCTTTAGTTTTTTGACATCTGTTTCTTTGTTAACTTCGTCAAGATAACTTATTATTTCACCGAGTGAACCAAATATGTGTTCATGAGGCAGCATGAAAAATAACCAATTTGGGGCATTCTTTTTTCCTTGTTGGCACCACACTAATATTGGTTTTTTTTGACGATTAGCGGTAACTATTTCTTCATATGTTCCACATGCATGTATATCTAAATCTATATGTGCAATTATAAAATCAGATACATCTACGCATCTTAAATCTGCACTTCTTATAATACTGAATTTTTCTTTTATTTTTTCATACTGACCAGTTTCTTTATAGTGTTCGATCCAATGTCTTGTTTCTTCATCTTCTATCACACCATTTATAGGCTTATTACATGGATCAATTACTACTATTCCCATTTTTTGCAGTATTCCGGTTACTCTTTGTCGCCAACCAATACCTCCGTCTGGTACTCTATCCATAGCACCAACAAGATAAGTTCTCATACCTATTAAGTTATTTGTTGAATCCATTGTCTATACTCCACCAGACTTTGTGTATTCCAAGAGATTGTATTATACGTTCGCATCTTTCGCAGGGTTGACTACATCTAAGTTCTCCACGCTTGTTCAAGCGAATGATTACCATTTTTAAACTACTATCTATGTAATGTTTACCCCATAGTCTAGATATTAAATCTGTTTCTGCATGAAAATATGGGTACTCAAGATCAGTATTGAACCTTTTAGCAAGTATTAATGCTTGAGTATGGGTCTTCTCTGGATTATTTTGACCAATAGCAAGAAGTTTGTTTTTCTTGTATCCAAACGCAAAATGAAAAAATTTATTCTTGGTATTACGCTCTTCTTTTGCTTTTGGGAGTAAACTCATTGCTATGTCAAGAGACTGATCTAATATGTTCATGATGGCATTCCAAGTGCTATTCTAAGAAAATCTTGTATGGTGCTAGGTTGTGGATCCATGTTTGAGAAAACAAACTTAGCCTTTCTCTTAGCTTCTCCCTTTTTCATACCTAGAGCAACAAGAGCGTCTATACAGTCAACATACAATTGCTGACTTTCAAAGCTCGGTTTTGTCTCAACTACTTTTTCTATTCTGACTTTTTCTGTTTTTTTCTCAATTATCTTTACCGGCTTGATTTCTTTATGTGTTTGATAATGTTTCTCTATGATTTGTGTTTGTACTGGTGTTTCTTCAATATAGCCAATTACAAAATTGTCTAACTTAGCTATGTTTATAGATTTACCTTCAAGATAAGACTTGTACGTGTAGAACATAATACCAGCTACAAATAAAAATGCAAAAAATTCACCAACAATGGGATCTGGTTGTGGATTCATAGTATTTCTCCATACTCCATCATACCACAAGTATCGTCTTGGTCAAGCGGAAAACTTAAAAAAAATGGCCCGAAGCACAAGGCAACGGGCCATCTATTAGACAGATTGACTATCCAATTCATTCTTTAGAATCTTGCCCTACAATTCCAGATGGACCTAAAGAAATTTCGTCTGCCATTACGCAGATAGAATTCTTTTGATTTCCATCCTTATCTTGATAATCATCAATCTTTAACTTTCCTTGAACGCCAACCAATCTGCCCTTTTTTAAGTGATCCTTCAATGCTTCAGCCATCTTTCCAAAGCAAAGGATATTTAAAAACAGAGTATCTTCATTACGACGATCATTAACAGCCATACGAAACTTCGCCATAGCAGTACCCTTTTGGGTTGTACTTAGTTCCGCATCTTTTGTTAATCTACCGCATCCTAACCATGTATTAATATTCATGCTATCATACCTCCAGTGCTGAACGAATTCTTCCTCTAACTACCTGTGTATTGCCACGATTATAAGTGCCTAATGTAGCACTATATACATTTCTAGCAATTGATCGTGGAATACCTAGAAGTCTAGCGGCGAATTCTGTATCTTCACGATTATTATTGAAAAAACCAAATCCAGACTTATGAGCAAGTGCTGTGATCGGATTTAGAGTAAAACCCTTGTAATGACCGCTCTGAATTGTAGCGGTAACACGATTCTGATTAATATCCCAATGATACGCATCAGCTAAATTGGAAAGTCTATCAAAAAGTTCATTATACTTCATATCAATCTCCTTCTTCATTGCTATTTGATTCTTCGAAAACTTGAACATCTTTAATGCCATTTTGCACATAAGCTTTTAGTTGATCAATTTCATTTTGAATTAAACCCTGTTGTTTGGTTAATTCTTCAATTCTTTGAGCAACATTTTGCAAATGTGCTTTAGCCAAATCTACAACTGTCATACTTTTTCTCCTTTTTGTATACTCTGTTATACCTTGCGATAGCTTTAAAAACACTTACGGTTTTTGTTCGTATGTCATATAATCCAATACTTGAGTATGAGTCCAACCTATTTGATAGTTATCATCTGTAGCAATTCTAGCTATATCGATGTATTCCATTTCTAGTCTAACTATTAATTCTGCTAAAAATTCAAGTTTATTTGAGTAGACACATTCTTCTATTAAATCTAGAGTTTCCTTTACTGTTCTTTTATTAGTCATTTTGGATAATACTCTATTAATTCTGTCTTTGCTTGTTCAAAAAGCCAGCGAGACAATATGAAATCTTTTTCCCATCTGTCTATTGAGTTTTTCCATGATACTACTCTATTAATTCCAGATTGTATTATCATGCTAGCACACCTTGGGCATGGAATGAAAGGATAAGTATATAAAGTACAGCCCACAAGAGATCTGTTTGCAAATAATATAGCATTCATTTCTCCATGTACTATCATATTATACTTGGTTTCTCTGTTATTTAACATTTCTGGACAATCATCAATATTCTTTGGGAATCCGTTATATCCAACGGATACTATTCTATTGTCACTGTCTGTTATAACTGCACCAACCTTAGTAGACGGATCTTTAGACCAACTAGAAATAAATTCTGCTAAGTCTAGGAATCTATAATCCCATTTTAGTAAATTCATGACTTATCTTTAAGCTGAAAGATGTAATCTTCTCCAATGGGCTGTGTTTGCGGATTCCATGTATTGTCTACTATTTCATAGTTATTCTCATTCATCCAATTCATTATATCATCAAAGTGTGGATTTTTATATCCTACTCCAAAACTGTACATCTCTACAGAAATTTGTTTTGGTCTACTTACTAAATTTTTAATAATATCGAATTCACTACCTTCTGTATCTAGTAATAGAAAATCTATATCCCCATTATCTATTTCTTTAATAGATCTTATTTCTATAGATACTTTCTCTAACTCAGACTCTGCATTTGGTTGATAACTTTTTTGAGGAGATGATATTCCCTCTAGGAATGATGAAGGTCCAGCCAAACAAAGATTACATGTTTTATTTTCAGATCCAACTGCATAATTAAATAATTTGAAATTAGGATAATTAGACAGTGCAGATTTTAACTCTTCGAAACATACCGGATTTGGTTCAAATAAATAGCATTCGACATTTGTATTAATGAATTGTTTTGTTCTACAATGATACAAATGACCAACGCCAATTTCAAATATTTTCATATTTAATTCCTTTATACTGTTTTGTCGAAATGGACTCTGTTAACTTTAATGAATTCGGCACATTTTGGTAAATCTTTAAGGCTATCAGAACCAACATATGCACAGGCACTACGTATACCACCTAATATATCATCTATAATGTCTGAAACATGCCCCTTGTATTCTACCCTTTTAATACGTCCTTCACTGGCCCTATAATTTTTAACGCCACCATACTTTTCCTGTGCCGCGTGAGAACTCATTCCGTAGAATGTTAGAACTCGTTTATCCCCAACGTAAGACCACTCACCGTCACATTGCTCTGTGCCAGCAATCATTCCTCCAAGCATCACAAAGTCTGCACCAGCGGCAAATGCCTTAACAACGTCTGATGGTGTTCTGCATCCACCGTCAGCACAAATTAATCCTAGGTGTTTGTTTTTAGCTTTAAGCCCATGAGCAGCGTGAGAACATTCGTCTATAGCAGATAGCTGTGGATATCCTATACCGGTTTTCAATCTTGTAGTACATGCCGATCCCGGCCCAATTCCAACTTTAACAATATCTACTCCACCATGTAAAATCAATTCATGAACCATTTCTGGAGTACATACATTTCCAGCCATTATGATTGGCCTGTTACCAAATTTACTTCTTATTTTAGCACAATGTTCTACAAATTGATCAGTATAACCATTAGCAACATCGATGCATATGTTGGGGATATCTTCTATTCTGTCAACTATTTTCCTTAGTTTGTCAATTTCATTATCACTAATTCCCATACTATACCAAAATGTATTTAGATTTTGAATATTTTCAACGTAGTCTTCTACTTCATAATGTTTGTGTAGACATGTTATACAATTTTTCTCAGATAGAGATTCTGCCATTTTGAATGTGCCAGTGGTATCCATATTTGCTGCCATTATGGGAATCCCATTCCACTCCATAGAAGAGTGAAAAAATTTAAACGTCCTGTTAACATCAACCAAGGACCGTGAAGCGGCTCGGGATCGCTGTGGAACGAGTAAGACATCATCAAAGTCTAATTTTTCATCACTACGAATTTTCATTTTTCCCCTTACTTTTGTTTGTACATAAAAACAAACCGGAAGGGAATTGCTTCCCCTCCGGTCTGCCCACAACACACTCAAACACTAACTGTTTGGAGTCTCTTTGAAAGAACCTTGTTAAGTCTCTCCATCTTTGCTGTAACTTCAACAATCCATTCGCGGTTACGCTTCTTACGATTAAAATGATTGACATCATCACTAGTAAGGTGAACGACCTTATCAAAAATTGTATTGAATTCAGATACTACTTCATATCGACAAGTGCGAAGCTTTTGAAACTTATGATCAGATGGTACACTCACAACGTCGCGGGGATTGACCTTGCAAATCATAAGACGGTTTCCACCATCATTGTCACCATCAAAATCAATTCCACCATAACTCTTTGCGTAGTCAATTGCACCGACATGAAGACCAGCACCGCAACCGTTATTACGATTACTATCTACCTTACTACGAATAACTTCACATACAGAACCAATTCTGTTATCGAAAGTACCAGAATAAATGTCCTTATAATCTTCACGAACAGCCTTGTATGCCAAGAAGCATCCATCACTAGTAATTGGCATATTCTTGTTCTCCATAAAATCAAACAGTTCAATTACCGCATGGTCAGATGGATTCTGACTAAGATTGTCAAGGAAGTTAAGCATAGGTTCAAAAGGAAATCCCTGCTTAATCATATCCAGAATAGTACCAGTAAACATATCTGGCATCTTAATACCATCCCATGTTAGCGATCCGTCATTGCAGTTAACATATCCTTCGCAAAATGCGTTAACATGAGAAATGATATCGTAACATGCTTCAAAATACTCGACGTTATTATTCTTAAGGTGAGTGATAAGCTTATCATAATTCGGATGCGACTTACTAAAAGTATAAGTCTGCTCACCCACAATCGCCGTTACTCCACCGTCATTAGCAATAATGTACTTCATTGTTTGTCTCCTTTATCTTATTATATCTTTACATGAGGTTAAGAACATTCTGAGCGTGAAGTCCACGTTCAACAGAATCAATATAATCTGCAACAACTTTCCTATCAGTATCGCTCCAGACATGACCAAGAAGCCTGAGAACAGGATACTTGTTCATTTCAGAATCAAACTGCTTACTGAAACGATGGTCAGGCTTGTTTTCGCTAAGATCAACACTATTAACTCCGGGGAAAATCTTAGAGAATTCATGAATGATTCTCATATCATTAGACATAGCTTCAATCTTGGACGAATATTCCTTATGTTCAAAATAAACCTTCTTAGCAAGATTATCAGTCTGAGTTATTTTAAGGGTATCAATCCACTTGATGTTATGAAGAGACAACGGAACAGATCGGAAAACATCTTTGATATTATCCTTGTTGGCTTCCACCGCAGTATTAAATACCTTAGTAAGAATAGTCTCTCCGCTGAACCAGTTATCACGCTCATCAAGCTTCCTATTTTTAATCACAGAAGGCTTAACAAGATAAAAGGTAGCATCACCAATCATATCTGGATACTTCTCATATGCGAAGGCAATAGCATTAGCAAGATAATTTTCATCAGTAGACCTATATCCGATGCTAACGTCACCCTTTGATTCCGAGAAGTAATGTGCATTTTCGTACTTTACACTCATATTGCAAATTTCAAACTTACCAGTTTCAACATTGAATACCTTGGCTTGAATAGCAGGACCACCACCAACGCCACTAGAGGTACGATTATACTCAACCTTATCAAGCATAGAGGTTGGGATAATGTCACTGATCGTGGCATCGCCCATTATACTGAGCAAACGGCAGTTGTCAAGAGTCTCACCATCGCGGAGCTTATAGATGTAATGAACTTGATGACCACTCTGATCTTTCATATACTGACGAATACGACTAATGCCACCACGCGGAAGATTATCTACAAAGAACTTGGTATTATCTTGAAAAACCATACGTTCTACGCTTTGCTTAACATCAATTTTGGAACGATAAGCAGACTTTTCGGCACAATTGATTTCAATCAAATTCTTGACATTAATATATTCCCCCGCAACGCTATCAAAAATCTTATGATCATTCCAAGAGATAGACTTCTGGAGCGATTCAACTGCGGATCGAATAGACGAACACTGATTGCTAATCTGTACATACTTCATACGAGCCTTGAACAGCGACGGTTGATTAGCGATTTGCTCCTCAATCTTAGCGGCAATATCATCAGCAATATCATTGATAATACCCATAATATTCTTACGAGTATCCTTGCTGTACGAGAGTGCTTCTCGACTAGGAGTAATATCAACATCTCCAATATTTACAAAAATACGCAAGCCGCTGGAGTACTCAATAAACTTATGCTCTTTATCAGTATTCTGACACAGTTGATTTGCAGTGAGAGGATATGCAATTTGACCCATAATAATCAGATTATCATCAGCATCAGCATCATAATACCAATTATCTCCAGCAAGAACCTTATTAACCTTCTTGAAGGAAATAGATTGACCAATGAAGTTAGGCTTCGTATTAAAAAATTCATAGACCTTGACCGCTTCATGGTAGAAACGATGAATATCGTACTCGTTAACGTTAATAGAAACCTTGATACCATTAGCTTCATTGGTATCAAAAGTATCCATCAAAGAAAAAACTGGATTACCATCCTCATCCTTGAAAGCATTATACACACGACGCTGACCATCAAGATAAGCTTCAACCGTGAAACTATCAGAATATGCGAACGGAGCCTTGCTACCAAGACCAAGGCAACCAACAGCATCATTGCTATTGTTTCTGGTGCTACGAAAATACGTAGTATAAAGCTGCATACAATCTTCGTGATTCATGCTAGTGCCATAGTCACGAATAAAGAAAGTAGGCTCAAGTCGAGTAGGAATATGCACATCAAATGGCACATCCTTCTTACCAGCTTCAACATGAGAATCGTAAGCATTAGTAGAAAGCTCACGAACAACCGCTAGAATTTTGTTAGAATACAGACCGTCAGAAAGGATAAAGAACGCCTTAGACGATGCTTCGATACTAAACTTCGACTCTTCAAACTGACCAGACTTCTCAATAGTGTGCGTACCAGCGTGAAGTTTCATAATTGCTAATCTCCTAAAAAGTGCTTGAATGTTGTGTATGGCTTGAGTATACCACAGTTATCGGCATTGTCAAGCGGCGGTCTTAATTTTTTTACCGGTTCTGCTCTACGCAAAAAGATATAGGCTCTAATGCAAAATCAACCAAATGACCATCAGCGTATTCCGCCCATTCATCAATGAAAGATGCAATAGTATCTATATCATCAGTACAATATCTATAGCAATCATAATCGTTTATAGAATCATTCCATAATATGATAGAATCATTTGTGACTTCTATATTTTTGATGTCTTCATTGAAGTGATGTGATGCTAACAAATGTAGTGGTGAATATTTAGTATTCTTCATCGCACGTACAATATCGCTCTCTTTCATTACTAATTGAATTTTCATTTCCAACCCAAAGCCTCACTAATTGTAGGAAATTGTTCGATAAAAATTTGCTTACATTCATTGGCAATATCCATATGTTCTTTTTGAGTTCCATTTGCTGATCGCAAATCTATGTAGTGAATCCATGATCTGGCAGTACCACTTACATAGAGTCTAGTAGGAGTTGCTAGTGGTAATACAAATCTTGCACATTCTTTAGCAACTCCATCTGCTATCATTCCATCGTATAATGCTTTTGCTTTGGCAAAATGTTCACGAATTTTTGTATTCCATTTTACTATTATCTCATGATCAATGTCATCAATACTATTTTGTCTATTTTTAGTATCTTGTCGCCTTAATTCAAACAGCGGTATGTCATCGGCTAATAGTGTTGTATCAGCATAGCGTTGACTAAATTCTTGGAATGTAAAACTCCTGTGACGAAGAATTTGAGTAGCAAGTCCTCTTGTGGTATTGATTTCAACTGTCATAAACCCATGTTCAAAAATACTCCAATGTTGATGATCTATACAATACTTTAGTAACTTAGCATAGTTATCGTTATCTTGCCCTTTTGGATTTGATACCCTAGCACAATATGCCATTAGTTTTTCTGCGTCTGGTGTGACACTTATTAATTTAACTTGATGCATTTAATCTTTCCTTGTATTGTTCTTGATACTCTACCCATCGATTATCCGTATGATGGTTAAATATCGCTCTAGCCAATTTGCTAACGCTTGGAGCAACGCCACTACCATTAATACTATTATCACTAGATTTTGCCCAATAATACTGATTATCAGTTTTATCTTTGATAGTTTCATAACCAAGACTTTTAGCCCAAGATCTTATTTGTGTCCAAGTCATTTTTGTAATTGGTCCTCAGACCTAGCCTTTTGTTTGTGAGAATAACCGTTAGAAAATCCTGCCATAAATGCAGATTTTAATGTTGAAATATCATCAGAATCAATGTTATTATTGATATACCAATCTATGAACATCTTGTCTTCATCGCATAATTCTGGACCGCATAGTTCATTATACCTGTATTCTCTAGTATTAAACATACTATCTACACACATGAAATATAAATCATCTTTTACATGTGGGTTTTCAAAATTCTGCCGCCAACCTTTAATAACGACGGGTTCTCCAATATGAGTGTATATTGTAGTTCCTAGGTTGTAAGTTAATCTCAATGCCTCTTTAAATATCATAGATTTTCCTGTTCAACAATTGCGTAGTATTCTGGAGTAAAGCACCCTTTTCTCATAGCCTCACTATACCATGCGGGACTCTGTTTGTCAAACAATATAGTATGATTGGTAGTATTTAATCTTTTGCTACCCTGCATTTCAAATTCCCAAGGAGTTTCATTTCCATTTTTTATAAGACATGATTTAAAAAAATTTACATTCCATATTGAAGCCTGCATTGATATAGTATATAAGCTATTTTGATATAATCTGTATATATTGTCAATAACATGTGATTTACTGTAGTACTGACTATCTTCGTGTATTCCAAGTCTGTCAACTCCGGTATCCATCAATAGTTGATAGAATTCAAACTTTGATTTATTGATAGTTTTTCTTAGAAAATAGTCATCTTGCATCCATAACACATACTTGGTATCGACTCTATCCAAAGCATACTTTAGACAATCAGAGTATGAGACTTTTCCCGGTAATATTGATCTAAATCCATAGTCATTGAATTCTTTTGTTTCAGATAAGAAATATTTTTGTATATTTATGCTTTTGTCCCAATATTTGTCAAATAATGTACCAAATTTGTTCCATAAATGAGAATATTTGTCGCAAGTTCCAACTAATAATGTGATATTCATGATAATTTTTGTGTATAATGTATTGAGTACTCAACCTCAGAATCTTATAAGGAGAAATTTATGGCTTGGTCACCAACACAATCTGGTAATATGTTTCCCGGTAGAAGCGTGTTTTTTCCCGGTATGATCGCTGGATCTTCTACTGTAACTGGAAGTAGCGGCGTATTCATCCCATTTTCCGCATTAGAAAGTTATAACATAGGTAACAGCGGTGAAGTTGGCGAACTAGTATATTCAATAGTAGATAAGTTTGTCACCGGTTTAAACAATCTATCTGGTGTTGCTACTGCTACAGAAGATTTACCATCAAAGTTTTCTGCTTCACGGCAAACATCTTTAACTTCAGATACAACTGCAACAAAGACATTTGGGCTTACTTTTGGTCTAAATGTTTCAAGTGCTAAATACGATCTACAAAGCGAAACATGATGGACAGAGTTTGATAGAAAAATATACGTATGTTTGGTGAAGGGAGCAGGCTTTTTAGTCTGCTTTCTTCTTTTTCATATTCTCTTTTATCCATTCTACAAACTTGCTTACTCTCGTATGTCCACCATCATCATTATACGTTGAGTTGGGCTTCTTGTCAATGGCTGTAACGCAAGAATTTATACCAGCCAGCCTGTTATCAATAAACAATCCTCCACCGCTATCACCGCTTCCAATCAAAAATTCTAGCTCTGTTTTATCTGATACAGACGGTGTGCATATCAATAAATCATTTTCTATTCTATCTATTTTGTTGAATCCCGCTCTTCTTTTTCCGTCACCACCCTTTATTCCAGTTATAAATGTGCCGGTTTGTCCATATCCAGAAATAGAGCATATTCTTCCTAGCTCTTGATCTTGAACATATAATTCTGGATAAGATTCAATGCCTATATCAGACTTAATGTAACACAGTGCTATATCGGAAAATCCAAATCGTTTTTCTTCAAAATTTTCATGACATATTATTTCTTCAATCAGTATAGCTTTTTTCTTGTTTTCATCATATAAAAATGCAAATCTTGCACCGTCCACAACGTGTGCTGCCGTTAAAGCCCAATGAGGATCTATTACTACGGCAGAGGCAGAGAATGTTTGTTTAGTTTTTTCATATGATCCCATTATTTCTAGAACGCAATCAAATTTCTTACCATATTCAACGTATTTTTCATCTGGAGTGTTTGGATCTATAGTTCCAGATATAGCACTATTTCCCAAAAATAAAAGAAAAGAAAGTAGTAGATTTTTGAGTAAAGTTTTCATTGTATGGCCTATTTTTGATTTTGGATGAAAGAAATTTAGAATCTTCCACAACGTTTTCATTCCAGCTTTTATAGTCCATCAAATGACCAAGTAGTAAATGACAATTTTTAGAGCATAATGTAATTAAATTATTAGGATCCAGTTCTTTTTCTGGATTATTATGATAAGGTATTATGTGATGAACTTCCAGATCGTCTTTTCTTCCACAAGCCTGACAAACTGGCTGATGCTTCAAATGTTCTTTTCTTGCGCTTGACCACTTGGGTGATCTAGAATAGTCAGATATTTTTCTTTTTAGCCAATTTAGCATATTTTCTCCTAAAAGCCCAATATAGTATACACTAAATAAAAAAGGGGCAGCTTTCGCCACCCCTTAGTCTTGATCAACTTAGTTAACTATTGTTCACTCTTCGCGAACAAAGGCAACTCCAAGTTCTCCCGGCTGCGATGGGGGAACAGTATCAACCGCAGTAAACTCGACTGTGGCTGGCGAACTTACATTGCCAGCATCGTCAACGTCAACTAGGGTTAAAACAACCTTATCATTGTCTGAAAATGATAGTTCACCAAAACTTGTAGTTTCTGGTGGATATGGTGATGTTGAACGAACTTCACCATTAACAGTTACTGAAAGTCTACGTTCTGCAACGTCCTTCTCAACAACTGGACCGGCGGTCACATTATAAACTAGTGCCATAAAAGATTCCTCTCTGTATAAAAAATCACACTTAAATGCTGTGGGATGGATACTACGCATATCCATCTTTCGCAAAACTTTTAAATATCTGTTGAATAGTCTATCATTTAGCCATAAAAACATAAAATTTACTCTACTTTGTCTCTCATATCATGCAACTCTTTCATTATTATACTCAGCTTCTGGTCTTTTATACTGTCGTTTTTGTTAATTTGACTAATCATGTCAACATATAGTAAATTTGCAGATAAAGATGATACTAATAACGATAAGAATAATGCTATGAAAGTATATTTCATGTATGAACTCCTTAAGGTGGGAAAAATTAGGTAGGCTACCATTTTATACACGCACCGGGAGGCTTATCACTTTCTAATATTGCTCGTCTTTCTTCTCGTAATCCAGCTATTTCTTTACGTTGAACTTTGATTTCTAATTTCAATGAGTCTACTACATTCTTAAGAGTTTCTATCTCTTTATGAAGACTATTTATGTAATCATCTATATCTGTTGATATTTGCATATATATTACGGAGCAAATAGGATTCGAACCTATGGACCAAATTAATGATCGTCGGTTTAGTAAACCGGTGCATTAGACCGCTCTGCCATTGCTCCAAAGTTTAGCATTGTTAAGTGGAGGCGGCGAGAGTCGAACTCGCGTCCAGAATAATTTCAATATAAACCTCTACATCCTTAGTTAATTGTTATCGTACAGTTAACAAAACTAACAGAATTATCTGTGTCAGATTGAGTACAATCATCATTCCTATTTATGTTTGGTAGGACTACCATATCCGATTATCGGAGTCAGCATGATTGGGCAATACGGTTCATGCACCGCACTCTTACCTAACTAGGTCAGGCAGCGAGAGCGAGAGTCGAAACTTCGCCAATTAACATTTCAATCGACTTTTATACTGGCCGGTCGATTAACCAGTGGATGCCATCTATATTTACGTTTACCTGTCGAAACCTTTACGCCCCCTTATTTTAGGAAGTTTGTTAAATCATTTGGTCCTTGATAACCAATCTTTCTTCGTAATTCTTTTCCGCCCTCGTAAATCACAAAAGCGGGGATCGTCTTTATATTGTACCCATCAACTATGTCTTTGTCAACATCAAAATCTACGTCTACGATGGTATAATTTTTCACAATCTCTGACAATTGTGGATCATTTTTCATATTATTTTTAGCTATTTGACAGTACTTGCACCAATCCGCTGAAAATATAATTAGTACTTTTTCGTTAGTATTGTCAAAAGCAAAAACCGATGCGATAGATATCAAACATGAAATCAAAAGGATAGAAACTAGTGTATTTCTCATGCTAAAACCCTCCAAATGGCTAATAATATATTCTACCTTGAATATATATACACTTTTATTATATTACATATCTTTCTCAATGAGTTGTTTATTCTGTAAATTGAATAGTTTGGCCATCAAATAGAATCGTTCATCATCTAAGATGTTTATCTCTTGATTTATTAACTCAATTCTACGCTTGATAGCATCTAAATCATTATCATTTAGATAATCTATAAGTTGACTTTCTCTTTTAGTCATTTTTTTTCTTTCATACATATTAGAACAGTAAATATGCCACAAAGTATATAAACTAATCCTAAAATCATCCAAACATAAAACTCATTCATCTTTATTTTCCTGTTTAAATTATATATGGATATTTATCTTTTTCAGAAAATGTATTAAAGTTCGTGCCAGTATAATACCGAGACTAACCTCAAATATTTTGGAAAGACTCAGATATAACATTATGTTTAACTTCCTGCTGATACTGTCTTGGCTTTTTGTAGCCCATAAATACTTGGCTAGTAATAACCCCCATGCCAGTGATAAGGGTTACTACTATACCTACGATAAATATGGTAAAGTTGCTCATTTGAATAAATTTCCTAGAGAAAGGATGCTTGGAACCCACAATCCTACGAATAGTGCCTGCTGCCTGTTAAGGTCACTATCTCCTGCAAACCATAGCGTAACACTAAAAACAAAACTAGCAAATGCGGCTACAATAAAATAATTTCGACTGTTCATAATACTTTCCTTTTATTAAATTTGAAACTCTTTTAGTATTTCTAATATTCGTCGGGCCAACGCAGCACCGCCTACAATTCTTCCATCAGTATAGTCTTCGCCATAACCAGCATTACATTCATGCTGCTTTTGACGATCTATTTTTTCATTACATAACTTGATAACTTCAAGTATTCTATCTTTTTGTTTTTGATTCATTGTCTTCAAAGCCTTGATTATATGCTGCTTCTAGCCAACTTTTTATTTGTAACCAGTTGTCCACAGGGTCTTTAGGGCGTTTTACAAGATCATCGTATATTCTCTCCATTCGTAAAGAGAATCCCTCAGATTCGTTAAGCCACTCATTAAAAGTCATGAATCTACCTTTTCAATCTGTACAAACTATTATACCGCAATTGAGTCTTTTGTCAACTGGTAAGTTTCCAATTCGTCTAAACATCTAAACTTAGTATTACCGTATTGTATATTTTTAGATCTATGCCAGTGACCAAAAAACCACAATTTTGGTTGATGAATATTAAGTAACTCTTGCAAAGCCCAAGTGGTATTATTCTCAATTATTCTTTGATCCATATGCAACATTTGAGTAGCAATATCAAATGGACAATCATGAGAGATTACTACATCCGGCTTTACTGAGCGGTATAGTTCTCTGGCTTTCATAAATTGATCAATTGTTACTTGCTCATCTTGCCACCAATCTATTCCTATAGTTCTATACTGTATATCAATACTATAAGCTCCACGGTAATAGAAAAAATCTATTCCATTTAACCTTGTATAGCCATAGTCTCCCAAAAAGTGAGAATGATTATAGCAGATATCATAGTTATCATGATTACCGGGTAGAATAAGATGTCTTGTTGAATCAACATTCGACAAAGTATCATACTTAAAACCGAAATCACCAATTTGGATCGTATATGGGTGACGTTTAGTTTGTCGTATAATTTCATGGTAATGCTTGTATTTACCGTGAACATCACCGATTAGAGTTATCATTAATCCTCATGAACTTTCATTCTTCATTCTCTCTATACAAAGGATAATCTTGTTCATTCTTTAGAAGATTTTCGGCCAATTCCAATATCTGACGCTCACTCCAACCAGACCAATATCC